CAAATTTGCAATCGATCCAAGCGCCATACAATCTCCAAAGAGCTGCAGCTCGTTTTCCTCCACTCACATGGAGAGCCTGAAATATATCTGGCTTACCATCTGGTCTAGTTGCATACCCAACGAACTCATTTAGTTCGTCGGCAATTTCTTTCTTGGCCTTCTCGATGAAATCTTGCGTATATTCCATCAATCGCTGTTCTGTAATTGGCGTCAAATCATTAGAGTCTAGAATTTTCTGATTTAAATTAAGGATATAGTCCGTTATATCTTCTTGAAATTTTTCAGTTTTTTGCTCTAGCTTAGACCCTTTTGTAAACCCATCTAGTTCAGAATCGTCGCTCATTTTGAAACCCATAGCTGGCCATGAGTAGTATCCATTCATATCTTCTGAAGAGAAGTATAAGCCATACCTTGCGCTATCTTTAGTTGCTGGGAATGTCTGAGGTATTACATCTTCTCCCAATAAGTCAGCTAAGGTGAGCTGTAATTTATCTAAGTAAGCTACACCATATTTCCTTTTCAGAGTGGACAATCCAGCACCACCCCCAGTTGTTACAATAGAAGTAGCTTTAATGTTCCCATTGTTAGTGACGAGGGCATCCATGAGAGCTGAAGCAAATGGAATTTTTGCAGCCTCTTCGGTAGTCCCTCCTGTTCTTCCCAGCCAACCTACGTGGATAATGTTTTGATCTTGGATATCTAACTCGATAGTCACAACTGAGGGTTGTAATTCAAAACCGTCGGCATCCAAGACTCCTGCGCGGTAAACATTAACTTTATACCCGTCGATCTTTGTCGAATCTGGGTCTAACTTCATTTTGAAGACTTTGTCTGCATAGTCGATACTTAACCCGTCGATAGTTTCTTTGACAGCCCCTATATCTAGCGGCATGATACCTTGAGGTTGCTCACGTGAAACTAACCCCGTAATAATGTCTTGGATATTCAGAGTTACTGATTCCATATCGGGGTTAAATAGTAAGGGCATTCCATCCAAGGCTAGCTCGGGTGGTGTTTCGAGATCTGTGCCACCACCAAGGAATGCCATAGGCTCGGTCATTACACCCGCTGCTCTATTTGCATTGTCCTGATTAACTACTGTCCCACGAGTAGAACTATCATACTCGTATCGGATCGTTAGCGGAATTGGAGTGCTAGAGTCTAGATTTAGCAGCTTCATTTTTTCTACTAGGGTAATAGCATCGATTAGTAGACGAGCTTTTACTTCATCAATTTCTCCATCATCTCCAAAAGGAGCTATGTCAAAATTTGTAGAATCTGGATCATATGTAGATAACAACTCTACTACATTGGCGCTTCTAATCCGTGGATCCATACTTGCCCCCATATTTGTGTCAAAAGCATCTAGCGCATCGATAAGATCATTTTCATACTCAGTGATATCAGCTCCCACAAATAGATTTTCTAGCGCCTCTATAGGCCCTCGTTGTAATCCAAGTGTGCTTTCTAGCTCTCCTAAAGAAATCTTGTAAGATACAGAGCCCATATTTGCACGAGTCGTATCAACTAGCCATTGTGTGCCCATATCCACACTTTGATTTCCGTTAAAATCAAGTTCTCCTTGATTAATAACAGGTTGTGTTGTGCGTGTTGGACTAGCTGGCGGGAGCACCGTATCATCATTTACAATTTCGTTGCCATTGATAACTCGGAGTCCTGCTTGTTGCATTAGGTTCGTAAATGTAGCCAGTGGTACTCCAGAAGTTGCCAACGAGATCAGTCCGTCCTGTGCCTCATACAATTCATCCGCCTCATCCAGAATGTTGAAGTTAAGGATGCGCTGATACTCTGCAACAGCCTCGGCAGGGGAATCCGTATCCAATGCTCTGTATGCATTGGTTTTGGCAAAACCCATATTGATGGCTTGCATCTCTTGCATCATCGAGAAAATAGCAGCATCCATAATGCCAGAGCCCATACCCAATTTCTTGCGATTGAGATAGCTGTTTAGCACCCCACCAATGTATCGTTTCAATACACGAAGCAAGGATGGTTTGCTCAACCAGAACGCTACATCATCCTCAGTGGTATACCCACGAGTCACTTGCTGTAAGCGCATACGCAACTTCTCTTCTACAAGAACTCGCTTCTGCTGGCGCACTGCCTCTGGGTCGCTCGATGCGAGGTTTGCCAAAACTCCTGCAATCTTCTGCGGATTGTTTACGTGATACTGATTAGCGATTTCTTCAAATGCTGCGTCAGATAAGCTATCGACGATGGCGTCAATCTCTGATTGCGTGAGTGATCCAAACGATGCGTGGTGTCCCAGCTCTTCGTTAAGGATCGAATCAAGGATACCTCGTTGTGCTAGTGGATCCAAGTTATACAGCTCAGCCATTAAGACCTTGTGATTAATTCTGATCACGTCACCTTCAGCTTCAGCAGCCCCATCAATAGTATCATCTGATACCACCTTAGTTCCTGCAGGGATGCGTGACTTAAGCCACTGTATTAATTGCGTATACTGAGCTTTTTGTTTCTCAGTTGGTAGGCGCTTGCTGCCTTCAACGGTAGCTGTATCAACACTTGCATCAGTTTCAGTCCGTGCTTGTTCCTCCGCATCTACTTCTACTTCTGTTGCTACGCCCTCTGGGGTTGCTACCTCTGGTGTAGTTGTAGTCTGTCCAACAGAAGTAAACAGTCTCGGGGTATTGGTGGTCTCAGCCAATGTATTGGACGCACGAGTTACGTTGGTCGCGACCTGCATGTTGAATGGGACTGCCGTGGAACGGATCGTTGTCTTGGACAAGTCGACGATATCCTTTAGCGCTTGGGAATAAGCTGTGCCTTCTTTGGCAGATACCTTGCGGAACATCGAAACCATCGCTTCGACGATGCGCTGGAAGAAACCACGCTGACCTTGTTTGGTTGGTAGTATCTTGATGAAATGTTGGAACTCTGGGTCGAGCAAGAAGTTTGCTACAAACTCGTCCATATTCTCAAGACCTGATTCCAGAGAGGCATTGTAACCAGATTCACCCTGCTCTTTCTTTTGTTGCTCATACGCTTGTTTTGTAAGTTCGTAGAGTCCTTCCAATCGTAGACGCGCTGCACGTTGTTTGTCCGACAGCAGCTCGAGTGGTTGCGTCAGAGTATCCGACAGGAACGCATGGACGTATTCTTCGAGCAATACGTTCTCAAGACCTAATCCATTACCACGTTCTGTATTTAAGAACACGCTGTGGTTTCCATCTGCGTGTCTCACATACTCACCAGCAATCGGCGCTTGGCTAGAACCAAATGCAAACTTTACTCGGCGGATGAAGGCTGGGTCTTCGAGAAGAAGCTCAGCTACTAGTTTGTGCGCAGGGTTACCCTCGCTCTTAGCAATCTCTGTAAGCGCTTTGATAACTGATTCAGGATCACCAGAAACCAATCCAAGGCGTGAGATATCTGCCGCATTACGTTGGCGGAAGAAACCTTTATTGGTGATGTCTACCACAGCGCGAGACAAACGTCTGCGAACGGCTGTATCCATCTCCTTGATGAAGTTACGTGCACGTCCTAGTGTAGCCTCTTTTCCTAGTGTCACGGATAGCATACGCTGCACTTCTGCAACGTAAGCAGGGTTATCGAGAGGGTTGCCCTCGAAGCGCCCTGCAATCGCAGACAGCTTGAGCGCATTCTTAAGTGTCATGCCAGCAGCAGATCCGCCTTGTTCGAGCTCTTGCACGAATTCAAGAATATCAGGGCGATTAGCGTGGTTGCCCAGCGTCATCCATGTTCCAATTCGTGCCATCAGATCACGCGAAGACATCCCCTTAACGTGGGCTGCTACATTTGCATCCGCATTGGGAAACACCGAATTGAACGCTAATTCATTCAGGGTGTCGCGGAGAACTAAGTCATTATCAATCGCATCAGTAGCTTGGGTAATAGTGTCCTTGACAACACTATGGAATCCTCGCTCGGAAAGAGGCGAATTAGGGTCAGAACCTCCAAGGCTTACAGACGAATTTTTTAATTGCTCCGTATCGATATTATCGATGATGCCTCCCGTCTGATCATCAAAGGCCTCGTTAGGGTCTTGAATAATCCCCGTAGAGTATTCCTCGTTAAGGGATACCATAGAACGATTACGCTCGCTTACTTTACGAGCAATCTGTTGTTGCAAGTAACGGTCTGAAGTGCGTCGAAGAACGGTCGTGAATTCTGGCATAAACCCACCAGTCAAGTCCGTGTTATTTAGAACGATATCTTCGATGAACTGGATGACAATATCAGTGTGGGTAGCAGAAGACTTACGCTTTTTGGAAAGCAGTGGCTCTAGAACTTTTGCCATTCCCGCTAGATCAAGATCTCCTTTAAGTCTCGATTGAAGCGCTTTGATCGCTCCATTTTTCTTTTTCGGTAAGATGGATACATTGTTCGAACCTTCTGATGTTGACGTCAGTTTGCCGCTGGCAAGAATATCCGTTCTCAGTTCATGTAGGTGTGCGAGAAGCAAGAATTCTGTTGCTGCCGCTTGAACTGCGTTATCCCTAAAGTCTTCGTCGAGGTCTTCTTTCTTGAACGATTTCAAGATGCGGTTGATTGCACCATCGTTCTTAATTAGTAGACCTACGTTGCTCATGAGCTCTCCCATGGTATCAGCAATCCCTCGTCGCGATCCAGTTAGGGGGTCTAACGAAGCTGTGCCAGAAGGCATCGGTTTGCCTTCTACACCATCTGGATAAAAGGGAATATTGCTGTAGCTATAGAACAAACTATTGTCTGCAGCAATTGTAGTAGTTTCGTCGATTAAGGTTACCGCCGATTCCATGAGCTTGCCATCTTTGGATGGCTTTCTGACATCGACAACAAAGTTGCCCTTGATAACAAAACATTTGTTAATCGATCCTCGGTCAATCGATGGTGGGATAAAAACGGGTATGCGGTGAGCGAGCATTTCTGCCACGACTACAGGGTCATTATTGAATATGCCACGATCTTGTTTATCAATGGGCATCGCAATTTCACCGTTAACCGTTTGGTTTGTGGCTGCATCAAAGTAAGTAGTCTTCCGAGATGATGTTTTTATGTAGGCAAATTTGCCCTCTCCGATCTGGAATGGTGGGAAAAAAGCGTAGACTGCCTTAGCAAGGTATTCGGACTTTGCTATAAGATTTTTTGTAGTAACCGCACCATACCTGAGAGCCTTACCAAAACGGACTGGGAATCCCTTGCGGGCTAGGTTGGTTACAGCATTTGCTTCTGCCTCTTCTTCGGCCGAAAGCTGCTCCCCTTTACCGAAGGGTGTTGTATCGAAGCTCGCGAGAGGTGCATCCAATTGAACCGTGGGCTCGGGAACAACTGTTGGTTTCGATTTGCGTTGACCCTTTGCTTTTTTCTTACGGCGCTTCTGTTTGGTCGAGGCTTCATCCGTATCTGCATCTGGGTCAAAGCTCGCTACGTGCTGAGCAGTGTCTGCTGCAGCCTCGTCAGTATTAATACCCGCTACGTTTGCCGCACGTTGTGCCGCATTAGATACTTGTGGGATAATTGTGACGGGCTCTTGTGAGAACGTCAGACTGATTGTGTCCGCTCCTATAGTAGCAATGGTAGGTTCATCTTGATTGCCCTCCAATTGTGCTATCGCGTTGTTGATAAGCTGATCAGCTTCTTCTTGTGGTGTCTCTGCAATGCGGACGAATAGCTCGTTGATATCCGTGATGTCAGATGGTTGTTCTAGCGTAGTCGCCTCTGGCGTTTGTGCTTCGGGTGTCTCTACGGTCGGGGTTGGTGCAACTGGCTTGGGCAATGTGCGAGGAACTTTAGTATTACCCGTCTGTCTGATAAAATCGATCTCTTGTTTAAGCTTTGTAATTTTTCTCTGTGCTTTTTTACCCACAGATTTTCTACCAACAAGTGGAACTAAGAGAGAAGCAATTTGACTCTCTCGTTTAGCAACCGCTTCTTCAGCTTCAGTAGATAGAACTACTGGCGTTACAGGTGCTGGTGTTGTAGCTGCAGGTGTTGTAGCTGCAGGTGTTGTAGCTGCAGGTGTTGTAGCTGCAGGTGTTGTAGCTGCAGGTGTTGTAGCTGCTGGTGTTGTAGCTGCTGGTGTTGTAGCTGCTGGTGTTGTAGCTGCAGGTGTTGTAGCTGCAGGTGTTGTAGCTGCAGGTGTTGTAGCTGCAGGTGTTTTGCGAGCACGGGCCTGTTGTGTAAGGATTCGACCGACTGCTTGAGCAGTGATCGGGCTACCAGAGTCATTCAAGCGTTTTGTTACATCTGTAATAAACTGCCGCTGCAGACTAACTCCTTCTTGCAGGACAGTTGCTTGGTTCTTGAACGGGTTGACTTTATTCCAAGCAGTGCGTGTGAGTGTTACGCCACCACCTAAGGTAGCCCCCATCGCTGCTGCATACATAGTCTGTTTGAGTCGTTCCAAGAAAGGAGTATTCTCATCAGTAGCAGCATCTTCAACGAAACTGTTCAGAAGCTGATCGAGCCCTTCTTCTTGTGCTTCGTCAACAGCGTCTTTGATGAATCCAGTCTTCGAGGATTTTTCTAGCTTTTTGATAGAGACGGACAGCTGTTTAGTGACGGCCTCTTTGAACTTAGCATCACTAAGATTTTTGACATTGGCTAGCGACTGTAAAAGAGCCTTTGCATCTTTGAATGTGAGTCCACGTAGCATTGCATCTTCTACACCTGCTTTGCCAAATGCGCCGAAGGCAGATGTAATAATACCAGTAACCATGCCGCTAGTCAAAGCAGCACCTAAAGCACGATCATGAATCTCTTCATCAGTAAGCTTGAGCTCTTGTTGTTTCTTCTTGAGGGCGAGTGATACGCTTCCATATGTTCCAGCACCAGAACGTGTAGCTGCGGGAATGAACGAAGCTGCCGATGCCCCAATGCGTTGTGCTGTAAGACTGTTGAAAGCCTTGATAGCGGCAAGAGCTCCTTCTCCAGTAACTGTCTTAGCGGACTCTCTGATAAGACCAGCGGCAATAATTCGTTTAGAGGCAGCCTCCGCTGTCTCACCTGCAGCAACTCTGAAAGCTCCTTTGGCTATACCCTGCACCATACCCTTCATGGTAAGGCGAGCTCCCTGTTTTGCTGCTAAATATGCAGCACCCCCGATACCTGCAGCAGGTGCTGTAACAGTGGCTAAAAGAGCAGTAGCGCCAATATCGACCACCATAGGCACGAGCGCTTCAGCTAAGTCTTGCCCGAAGCCCATTTTCTGACCAAACATTTCGGAAACCTCGCGGCGATCCGCATTGTCTTGTGCCAGTTGGGTTAGTGTATCTGCAGACCAATCATTACCCATGGCGGTCAGAACTCCCAATACAGGAAGGGCAACGCCAGATACAAAAGACATGCCGATTCCCTTAGATCTTTCTACAAAGTTGTTGTAGTTATCGTCATCCTTTAGGAAGTCGCCTAGGATTTCATGGTTCGCTTTGCCTTGTTGGCGACCCTCGATTACTGCGAGGTTCCATTTATCTTCGCTCCCAGTGCGGCGAAAGATTTTATCGGCGACAGTAAAATTGTCTGTGAGGGTTGTTAACCTATCCACTTGGAGTTTTTTACGGTCAGTAGCACTAAGGTCTGAGCGGGCCTCGATGGTTTTGTTGAACAGATTTTCGTTCATCAACGCTGCAGGCTGCATAATGGTCGTGCCTAAAGCAGTCTTGCGAATATTTTTTCCAAACTCGCCTTCTTCATCATGCAGGATAAACTTCCCTTTTCGCGCTGCATTATCAATGGCGATCTCTTTGATGAGCATGTCTACGTCATCAGGCTGAATAGAACCTTTGTCAAAAACCCCAGAATCTTCGAGCGATTTGGTAATCGATCCTCTGAAGAATTCCAAGTTCTCTCTAGTCAAGCTATTTAATTCTTTGCGAGCATTGTAGTCTTCGTCAGCTTTCTTTGCCGCCGATTCAGAAAATAGTCCAATAGTTTTGGCTGCTAACATGCCAATATCTTTTGATAACTCATCTCCTCTATAGGACAACTCGTCCCACATATCATACTCCTGCAATGCTGCTCTTGATCCAAGGGCTTCTACGGTCGATTGGATAGACTTATCTTTTTTGGAAAGTTCCGACAAGACCTCCGCCATTTCGGCAACGCGCTTTATTTTGTAGCGAGGCAGAGTCGATCCTTCGGGAATCGACAATTCATCTTGCGCTACATAAGCATCTGCTAAAGATGCGCCTGCTACACGAGAAGCTTTGAGTGCCTCATTGAGACTCATCGAAGAAGCAAGGTCACTGGTCTTAATCATGCGTTCGCCATTGTCATCTTCGAAGACGGCAAATGGGATCTTGTTGTTATTGACCGCTTGGATCTTGGCATCGTTGAAGCGATTAGTGATGATGCTATCGGCTACTCCCTTGAGCTCAGCATGTTTGGCCATGGTTTCCTCGGTGATACCGTAGGGGCTACCTTGTTTTACAACCTTGTCAATCGAGTTGAATTCGACGAGTGCATCGCGGTCAGCATCGTCATAACCAAGGTTTGCTATGGTGAACTTGAGTTTATCATCAAACTCGGGCTCAACATTTTGTTGAGAGACGAGATAATTAAACTTCTCTACGTCCCCCTCTTCCAAAAGATTAGCCGATACTAGCGAACCATAAAGTCCTTGTTGGATGTTGTTCTCGACTTCTACGGTGATAGGTGCATTGGCATCCAGACGTGTCTGGCGCATGTAGTCTGCATAGCCCATTCGAAGCTGGATAGGATCTTGATCTGCCTTATCTGCTGACCATTCGCTGAATGGGGTGTAGGTAGGTTCTGCGGAAGTCGGAGAGTTAGTTGCTCCGAGCAAGGACTTTGGTATGGTAGTAGTGGTTGGGTCAGACATAGCTGAGGATGTAATGTATTTGGGAAAAGTCTATTTAAGAGCCGAAGCCCTTTTCTTCTGCTGAGGCAGGTTTTGGGGGCGAAAGCGAATATGTCGAAAGTCCAGAGTATACTTTATTTGATACGTCTTGATACAGCAATGCGTTGTCGGCAGGCATATTCTCGGGCTTCATCGTCGGATTTAGCACGAGCCACATTCCTTGCAATCGCACAAGCTCGGCGTCATTGAGGGTGAGCTTCGTTCCACGGTAGTTTTCTGAGTCTGCATCCTGTTGAATTTGCTCTGGAGTCCGCTCTAACGTAGTCGAAGGTGCAGTATTCTCATCACCCTTGGTGCGACCCATAGAGCGAATTGCAGTCTCGAAATTTTGGAACATTCCAAGCTGTGACTTACGGATGTTCTCAGACTGTTGATATTGACCCTGCAATTGCTTTAACTGTTGCTCAGCTTTTTTCTCCTCTTGACTACGCTGAGCAAGCGTTTGATAAGCCGTGTTAATATCTACAGTGTCGCGGGTTGCAGGATCAGTTAGCTTATTGACGAGACCAGTATCGCCACTCTGAATAGCCGAGCTGATAACAGACAATCTCTTCTGCTCATTCGTTGCTGCTTTCTGAGCTTTGTCTGCCTCGATTGATTGTAGTGAAGAAACCTGTTTGTTAGCCCCACTAAGCAAAGTAGCTACGCTTGGATTGTATGTAGCGAGATTGGAATACTTCATGTTGAGCTTACCAACTTCAACTGCTTTAGTGTTCGAGTCGAGCGATGGGTTGCCGAGAACAGACTCCAGCTCGGTCATTAACTCAGGTAGTCGGGTGTTGGTCTCAGACCGCATCTGTGCAGTTCTCTTAGCTTCTTCAAGCTGGAGTTTCTGCATCTCGAAGGCATCCTCAGATTCTACCATCTTGAGCATGTCTCTCTGTAGCTCACGCTGCTTTGTTTCGAGTGGTTCGATTTCGCGAGCGTATCTAGTGTCTAGCTGTTGACGCTGTAAACGCGACATTCCGCTCGCGGGGAAAAACGTCGAGCGGAGTGGTGCAATGTCAGATGCATATGAAAATTCAGCCATAATTTTAAGTAGAAATCAATTAGATTGGAAGTGTATTAGCCGAACCCATTTCCTTTTGCATACGCATACGCATATACTGGTCGAAGATATCTTCGGTCTTTTTCTTGTCGTATTCCTTGGCGTCTCGTTCCATGTCCATAAAAGCCATGCGATTACGCTGCTCTTGAGTTGTAAGGTTTGGAGTGCCGAGGCGCTCCAATTCGGCCATACTTGCCATCTGTGCTGCTTGGGCAGTAAATCCTTTGCGGCGGAGTCGACGGGAAGCGCGGTTCATTTTTGTCCACTCTGGTGCAATAGGCTGTGGAGTTTTCCGCAGTGAGCTACCAGATCCAAGTTGGTAATTGGGATCTTGCATTTGCTCTTGTGCACCCAGAAGATCACCTGCTTCTCTACGTAGCAGGACTTCGCGACCTTTCATTTGTTCGCGAAATGGTTGGTCTTGGTCAACATTAGGTTTAGCCCCTGCTGAGTTAATATTAGTTTCAAGGACAGCAAGTTCTTTGCGCACTCGATCTGCTTCTTCCAGTAATCGCTTCTTCTCTTCGGCGGCAACAGCTCGTGGGTCAGCTGGAATAACTTTTTTCTCGTCCATTCTAGGCATCATGGGAGCAAGAAAGTCAGAATAGGATAAAGATTGGAGTGCCATAATAGTCGATATTAATAAGAGGTGGGTTACCCTTACGTCATTTTGCGCTAATTGTCAACACTCAACTGAACCATGTTTCCTGTTTCTGCATCCCGAAGGCGATACGGGATACAGGGTTAGTGGTGCTGTAATAAATTTCCCATACACTATAAAACTTTTCTTTAAGTCTATTGGTGCTGTAATAATTTATTACAGCACCACTACGTTATATAGAAAGTTTTTTTCCTCCTATAAATTTATTACAGCACCACTAGCTGAGGAACGCATTCGGGTTGTAGAGCGCTCTCTGGAGTGACTTGATCGAGATAGGTCGTTTATAACTCGTTGACTCTGAAGCCTTTGGGGGATCAATCGCCACGAGTCCTAACCGTTGGCGGGCACAATCGAGCGCCAAAAAGGCAGCATCAGCCAAGTCAGGTGATCGACCGAAGCGAGATTTGAACTCGCCTTTTGACTCAATTTTAACCTTCAAGCTACTAGATTTGATAAGGTCATAGTTGCGAGCGCACATCTCTTGGGCGAGATCGCTGTTGATTCCCGCGATCTGATGCGTCCTCATGAGCTCCTTTCCGACGAACCAGAGTTCACTGACACGGTTGGTGTAGAGTTCTTCACCTGTCAGTGAGGAGTTCATGCTCACCCGTTTGTCGGATGGTTTGCCACCGAAACTCACCCGCAGAAAATTAGGTGACCACTCTCCAGCCAATACGTCACAGAACGGTGCGCCTGCACCTGTGCTATCTACTGCTACATTATCGGGCGTAATACCCAGCTTCTTACAGTGATCCATAATCTGGCGGACGATCTGGTAAGTTCGTGGAACAGCTTTGTTGGTAGCATCATCGTTCAAATGGATTGCTCGCTGGAACTCAAGGACGTATTGACCTGCCGAATTATAACCGACTGACGCTACATACATAATAGTTCGGTCTCCACCATTGGTAAAGGCGGGGTCGATCCCAGCGACCAAGGTAGGTTTCTCAGCCCACTCGATGCCAGTCTTGAGAGCACCACTAGCAGACAGCTCTGCTTCACTGTAGATACCTGTTGCTTCGTCGGAGTCAAAGAAGATGGCACGAACCATTCGCATGTAGCCACGAGATTCCGAACCGAGAAGCGCTTTGTCTTCATCGATCTTTTGCTGCGTAGGTAGCCAAGGGTATTTGTTTTCACCCAATACAATGTTAGGACTGCGCTCACCATCAAGTCGGATATACCTACCACCCCATTTGGTTCGCCACTCGTCATCGACTTGCGTATCGACGGACTCCCATCCCTTTGTTGGTTCTGACCATACACCAAAGGCATCAAAGCGACTATTGGGGTTAGACATCCCGATCATCTGGAATGACGGGTTCTTCGAAAGGTTAGATAGACCTGCATTGAGAATAGCTTCGGACAACTCGGAAAGCTCATCACCAATCAAGATCACGCGCTTCTGCTTAATACCGATGAACTTACCGATGGCCTCACGAGTCTTACTCTTCTCGGCCGCAATCAGTGAGAGTCCTGCTTTTTCGAACAGAATACCGTTCTCGTCTACGTAAGCTGCATTACCAATAGAGTCACGAATTTTGATAGGTGCAATATCTTCTATCACAGATAACAATGAAATGACCGAACCCCAAATACGTTTCCGTGCTTCACGCAGGGTGGTAGATGTCATGAGCACGAGGGTATCCCTTGGTCGAGATAACCAGTTGACGATCCCCCAAGCAGCCATGGTGTGGGACTTACCACTACTGGCGCTACCACCAATGGCAAGATACTTGTGGTCGATAGCTTCGCGAATCATACGCTCTGCCCAAGGATGGCGCACCATCATCTGCTCTGGTAGGTCTGGTCGATTCCACAGTTCATCACAGATACGCCAGAAGTAATACTCCTTGGCAATTGCTTTAGGGTGGTTAGCAAATCCGAACAGCAAAGAGGTGATCAGACTAGTGGGTGGGATCATTAAACCACCCACATCCATCATCTTAGTAACGGGATCAATTTGAGGTTCAAGAATTTGCTTGCGTTTAGTGGTATCTTCCGACATAGTGACAGGGACTTCCCGCACCATAATGGCTTTCAAGAAAAAAGTAAATAGCGATATTGATAAAGCAGCAGAGGACATAAACCGCGAGAGCGCGGTCAAACGTGCCCTAGAGCTTTATCACCAAGGTATGCCCAATGCGTCTATTGCACGGGACATAGGTGTCCATCCCAACACACTTAGAACGTGGTTGCGTATTGCTGGAATCAAAGCAAAGCTGCCACCTAATATGGAAAAGGCGCGGAGGGAAAAAGAGGCAGCCGAGTCAAAGGACGAGTTGCAATCACAGCTTGAGGACAATCTCAACAATGTAACTACCACGGCAATCACCGATGCCAAGCTCAATGCATCACTCGAAGAGGACAGAGTGCTTGCAAACATTGCCGATGCCCAAGGTAGTGCAGCAGACAAGTATCAGCACTACGTTGCAGCGGCGGGTATTAAGCTCTTGCGGGACAGCATCCGTGGGCTCAAGCCACCCAAGACAATTCGAGAGCTCAGCGAGCTTGATCAGCTGATTCGGCGCAACCTCGGGTTGAATGCAAAGACTGGTGGTGGCACTAGTAAACTATCAATTGACATCTCAATTCTCAACAACGGTGCAGCTGATAAAGGCAATGGAACTGTCAAGAGCATGAAGAATCAGATTATCGATGCCGAGATGGCCGATGATGAATGTGAAGAATAATGAATTTATTCTTGTCAGTTTATTTTTTACGAGTATATTTCACCACATGTTTGCCAACCGAGCACCTGTGATGTCACCTGAATTCATTCTTCGGAATGATGACGGACGCGAACCATCCTTCGGCACTTCCAAGGCAGAGGGTCTTTGGTATCGAGTGATACCAGAGAACATGCGCGAGGTTCGATACATCCAATGTTTACCAAAAAACATTAAACTGCTCACACCAGCCAGCGGACATGGCGTATTGATTCGAGCAGATTCTCTCCCAATTTAGCCTATTTTAGCCCATTTTGAGCATAAATATGCCCAGATGTGCAGCTTTTTTGTTTACCTGATTATGAATACTGAAACACTACTACAACTACACAAAACGACCTGCGCCAAATGTTACGCAGTCATGCAGAAAAAGAACAACGATTATAGCGGAGGGCTGACTAGCGATGATGCCCTTGCTAATTTCAAGATGTCGAGCACACTAGGGATGTCCCCAGTCATGGGTCTCTTGCTCCGCATTCAAGACAAGATGATGCGTATCAAAACATTCGCAACTGACGGCTCTTTGAATGTAGCTGACGAATCAGTTTATGATGCCTTCGAAGACATCATTAACTATGCGATTCTTGGTAAAGCACTCATGATCGAGAATCGGATTGGGCCAGCAAATAAGCAAACCGAGCCCTCTACAGATAGTATAGAGGAGGAGCTTAAGAAGCTTGCCGCACTCGATTGTGCTAATAGCCACCCATCATCTAATAAGCAAAAACCGCGTGATGTGCCTTTAGCGTATATCCGCTGGGCTGTTGATCATTTTTCAAAAGGGTTTATTTATTATGGTGAAAGTGAATACTTTATTGGGCAGGTCAATAAATATGCACAGCACCTCTCTGAAAAAGATATCTCGGATAACATGCAAGTTTGTGAATTTGAATCTGACTGGGGGGAAGTTACATTACTCCTTATTGGTGTCAAAAAAGAGTCCTGCTTGTTTGACGCGCTAACTAAAGGTGAGTCCCAACCAACAGAATGATTGTAGGAATCGACAACGGTCTCGATGGTGGGTTGTGTGCTATCTCGCAGCATGATGGAAGCATCATCGCGAAAGCACCAATGCCTACCCTTGTTTACAAAAAGAAACGAGAAGTAGACCCGAAGCGAATCCACACATGGATCATGGATCTCAATACCCCATGCGTGATCGCGATTGAAGAACCACTCAATCACGCTCGCTCATCACAGGCAATGAGATCCATGGCCATAAGCTTTGGAAAAATTATAGGGATGTCCGAATGCAAAAATATCCCGATCAAGAGAATTGAGGTGCGCGACTGGCAGAAAGCGATGCTCGGTAAAGTTCCAAAGGGCTATACCAAAATAGCCGCGCTTTTAACTGCAGATAAATTATCTCCCAAACAAGACTGGCTGGCGACTCCGCGATGCTCGACACCCCACGATGGGATGATCGATGCATTTCTCATTGCGAGATTTTATTTGACGAAATGTAAATGATGCATTATGAAGCTGCCCCTACATGAAAAGTCACGTTAAAGAAATACTGATCGGCGAAACTCTAGTCGAGATTAAGTCTCGGACAGATGAGCGTTATCCATCAGGTTGGTCGGTAATCGCATTTACTCCTGAGCTGTCTATACGCAGCACCAAATTACACCGACCATCTGGGCGCACTGCATTCATCAATGCAATCCTTGGAGCGTGTAAGATGAATGATGAGTCCCAGCAAAAGATCGAGGCCTTCCAGCGAGCTCTAATAGTTCTAATAAACGAGGCCACCTCGTAAACAGATCCCACCAAAAAATGAAGAAAAAGAAAAAATGAAGACGTTATATCCTAAACAAAAAGAAGCACACGACTTTTTTGTATCGTGCCTAAACCAGAACGTAAACACCTTAGACACCTCAGATGTAGGCACGGGCAAGACAATCGTCGCCTGCCACATTGCGAATACGCTAGGCAAACCGTTCTTCGTAATTTGCCCAAAGGCAGTCATCCCATCATGGGAACGCGAAGCTGCCGCTTGTGGGCTGAAGCCGTTGTTCGTTATGAACTATGAAAAACTACGAACAGGCAAGACCCCATGGCTAATAAAGCGTGGTAAGAAAATATTCAACTGGAAGCTACCAGAGGGTGCAGTTGGATTCATCGACGAGTGTCACAAGGCAAAGAATCCATACACGCAAAACGCGCAGATGGTAATTGCCCTGCACAAAGACAAGTTTCGGATACACTTGATGTCAGCTACATCAGCTAAAGACCCCACAGAGATGAGAGCACTTGGCTATGCCCTTGGGTTACATTCGCTGAATGAGGCGAAAGCGCCACTCAAAAGCTGGTATGGCTGGATGATGGAACATGGTTGTTTGCAAAATGAATGGGGTGCATGGGAGCTACGCAAGCGTGACAAGCTTAAACTTCTGCGCGATAAGCTCTACACCCGCAACGCGAAACGACTTACTGTCGAGGACTTCCCAGATTCGTTCCGCAAGAACAGGGTCTTTGTTGAGAACATTGAGTTTTCCAACCTCAGCAAAATACACGCAGCCTACAAGAGTCTCAACATTACACCAGAGATCATCGAGCGATACATCGAGCTGGGCACAGTAGAAGACAGTGAGCACGTCCTCGTGAACCTGCTTCGAGCCAGACAGCTCGCCGAGTCATTCAAGGTGAACGACATAGCCGAAATGGTGTCCGAGCTCTTACTAGAACAGGTAAGTGTTGTTGTCTTTATGAACTTCCGCGAGACTGCTGAGGCGCTTGCACTTGCGCTACATTGCGAAAAGATCGTTGGTGGACAGTCGGCTGCCGAGAGACAGAAGATCATTGATGACTTCCAATCCGATAAGACGAATGTGATTGTCGTCAACATCGCTGCTGGTGGCACAGGCATTAGCCTGCACGACCTGAACGGAAACAGATCACGGGTATCCTTGATTTGCCCCACGTTCAACGACAAAGACTACATGCAAGCACTCGGCCGTATCCACCGCAATGGTGCAAAAAGTGATGCCGTGCAAAAGATTTTAGTTGCCAACGGGACAGTCGAAGAAGTAGTTATTGAGTCCATCCAGAAAAAGATCGCCAACCATAACATGCTCCATGGAAAGTAAATCACAAATAGAACAGAAATTAGAAGACGCAGGTTACGACGCCAACGAATTATTGATCATGCATGGATATGATGATTGTATCGTCGGAGTCGTTACCCGCATGGGACAAAGCCCAATCGTATGTTATGACTCCACCAAGATTATCTCGTCGCTAGTCAGCCAAGGCATGACCGAAGAAGAGGCAGAAGAATATTTCCAATTCAATCAATTGGGAGCTTGGGTCGGTGAACATACACCTTGTTTTTTAACTCCATTAGACTAACACCATGATACAAAATACCAACTATACGACCATCGAATCTACCGTCTGTCTGCAACACCGCTTGTTCACCCCTCAATATGGTGAACCCCTTGATTGCTCACAAACCGCAACCAACCAAGTGATCAATACGTTGCGCATCGTAGAAACAGCTATTAACGAAGCTATCAAGGCGGGATCAGAAAGTATTAAGCTGGCTTATATAAATATCCCAGATCTTGATAGAAATCCAGATGGTATGCTCGGGGGTGTGCGCGTTGTGGGATACCGCACGAAGACAGAATCCGAACAAAAACTACCCACTTAACATGTCACAACAATTATGAGTATAGAAAACGTAAACCACACAGATAGAGGCCATGCCGAATTTTCGCCATCGAGCCTGAAGTATGTAGCCCAGTGCGCAGGATACCAAGGCAAAAGCGGAAATTCAGCAGCCTCCGAAATGGGGACGCGCATCCACGAAGCATTGGAAGTCAGAGACCCATCTGCGCTGCACAGCCAACAGGAAGTAGAAATATACCAGCAGATCGTTGAGATGGAGGCTGAGTTCATGTCGAACTTTGAAGCAATAGCGGAGGAGCTCAATGAGATCCAAGTCACTGTAGAATTGATTGGAACTAAAACATGGGGAACATGTGACCGTCTGTTGATTCTCGGAGATGGCAGTGAAGCAGTAATGGCTGACTACAAAACAGGTATCTCGATTATTGATCCACCAGATAAGAACTTCCAAGCGAAGGCGTATACAATTGGAGCTTTCCAGAAATACCCGCAGCTGAACAAGATCGTATTTGTCTTCTACGTCCCACAGCACAACCAATCGTTACACCATACCTTTACCCGCTCAGACCTACCGAGCCTCGTGCAGGAGCTCAGCACTATCGTGACAACGGCAGAGCGCGTTCGGCCGAAGTGGTCGAAAGGCACAATGGATATTGATGATTGCACACCGAGCCAATATTGCCGCTTCTGCAAACATGAAGATGGTTGTCCTGCCCTCGGCGGATTGAGCATTGCTGTTGCTAAGAAAATCAACAGCTCGCTACCAGACGTCGACCTATCAGATCTTGAAAATAAAGAACACTTACCTGAGCTGTATCATATTGCCAAGATCGTAGAGAACTGGGCTGCAGCTGTCAAAGAGCGCACCCTCGCTGCACTGAAAAATGGTGAGGCGTTAGAAGGTCTCAAGCTCCGCTCAATGGGTAAAGTCAAGTCCGTTACAGACAACATTACATTGATCGAAATCGCCAAATCATATGGCGTTGATATGGAGGACATCCTCAAAGAAGCAAATTTCCCACTCGGAAAAATGGCTGAAGCTGTAGGTTCTTTGGGTGTTGGAAAAACTAAAAAAGAAAAAAAAGAAAAATTTCTTGACGCCTGCCAAGATGCGGGTATTATCGCGCTCTCCGACGAACGATTCACAATCGCAAGTCTGACCTAAACCAATAACACCAAACTAATACCATATATGTCTAAAGACAATAATACCGCTGAAGCGGACACGCAGGTTGCAGAAATCGCTGCAAAAAACACAGCACTGAGCACTACCGTAAACGGAGGAATGCAAATTGATGCAGAAGATATCGATATCCCACGCATCAACGTAATCCAAAAGATGAGTCAGATTGATGCCCCTGTTGGCTCAATCGTCGTCAACAAAACGGATGTCGTCGCTCTTGCTGATCAACCCGTAGAAGTCATTGTGGCTTCTGCTCAAAAAGGCTGGAGACAAGACATTCCCTTTGAAGAGGAAACTGTCCCACAAATCGCATGGTCGAAAGAACGCGCAGATGCTATCGCACTTGATGGTGACTATGAGATGATCGAGTTCGCTGAGATCACGATGCTCATCAAACAACCTGAAGGCAATACTGATGACGATGCTTATCCATTCCCAATCGGTGGTGATAACTATGCAATTGGTCGCATCAACGTCTCCAAGAATGCCTATCGCAGCACCTACAAATGCCTCGCGACTTTCGCAGCATTTAACAAAGGTGTTTCGTTGTCTGGTCGAATCTGGTCTCTCAAGAGTTCCAGCATGAGCAAAGGCAAATACAGTTGGTTCAGCCCATCGCTGACTATCACCAAGAATACACCAGAGCCAGAAGTTCTAGAATTCTTAGCTAGCTTCGGTGGATAATAACTTAACCAATAGAGTCTGAAATTATGTCACAAGAAGAAAAAGCAAAAATCATCGCTGGCGAGATTGCACAAGTCGAAGCACAGCTTAACGAGATGAAGAAGCAGGAACAACAACTGCAACAAATCATCTCTACATTTGAAGTTATTCGCGAAACCTATCAAGCATTCCTTGATAGCACAAACGCAGAACAACTCGAACTCGATCTCTATCCTGAGGCTGAGCAAGAGAAAATCGCCGAGCTCTTCCCAAATACGGCAGAAGCCGCTAAATAAACACTAACCAACCTGAGCCCACTCCGCCCAATTTTCCAGCGGAGTGGGCTTAACTTTGAACAAAATTATGGAAACCTACGCACTAGACTTTGAAACATATTACGACAAAGAGACATCAATCACTACACTTGGGCAGTGGCACTATTTGCGTAGCCCTGCCTCAGACATCTACATGGTTGCCATTCAGGGGCCAGATATTGACTACGTAGGATGCCCTAAAAAAGCTCCATGGGCCAAGATTGGCGGCCACAAGTGGGTAGCTCACAACTATAGTTTCGACGGCGCAGTAATCGAGAGGTTGCGGGAGCAGGGATGTGTTCAATCCAAGCCTGTAGCTTGGGACTGCACCGCAAACCTTTCGGTTGCCGTGGGGGCTCCACGTAATTTGTTGGGTGCTTCCAGGGAACTTCTTGGTAGGACTATCGACAAGGACCCTCGGGATAAGATGCAGTCCAAGAAATGGAGCGATGTCGAGGGTACTGAATTTGGAAGAGAAGTATTAGAGTACGCTCGCCAGGACGCCAAAGCATGTCTTGGTATTTATGAGAAGTTCTCCAGTGATATGCTTCCAGCGGAGTCCGAGCTATCGAAACACACTATTGAGATGGGGTGGCGCGGGATCCAGGTCGACCAAGATGCTGTTTCCGCGGGCATCAAAGCCCTTCAAAAAGTTACTTGGGAGAGTGAGAATTCATTACCATGGATCGAAGAAACAGACGGAGTGGTTCTCTCGACGAAGGCATTCCGCAGGGAATGTGCAAAGGCTGGTATTCCATGGCCTACATCTTTGGCGGAAAACTCCGAGGAGTGCGCGTTGTGGGAATCTCAGTACGGTGGGCAGGTTCCTTTTGTTGGGATCATGCGTGACTGGCGTAAGGCAAACTCTTTGTTGGCCAAGCTGAAGGTCATGCAGGGTCGTATCAAACCAGACGGAACTATGAGTTACGGATTGAAATACATGGGGGCTCACACTGGTCGTTGGTCTGGTGATTCGAAGTTCAACGTCCAGAATCTTCCGAGGAATGAAATGTTCGGAGTGGATTTGAGAGGTTGTATTGTCCCGCGGCCTGGAAAGAAGTTTGTTATCTGTGACTTGGCTCAGATCGAACCGCGGGTACTTGCTTGGCTGTCTGGTAACGAAGGGCTCCTTCAGGCGATCAGAAATGGTTATGGCATCTACGAGGCAGCGGCTAAGAACATGGGGCTATGGGACGGTGAGAAAGCAACCCTCAAGAAGGTTGACGCACCCCTGTATCAGTTGGTGAAGGCAATGGTGCTCGGCCTCGGCTACGGTGCCGGGGCGAAGAAGTTCGCTCTTATTGCCAAGATGCAATATGGAATCGACATGACGGAAACTAAGTCGACCATGATCGTCAATGATTTCCGGACTAGGAATCAACCGATCTTGGACTTGTGGCGAAAGCTGGAGGGTGACTTCCAACGGGCGAAAGCGGAAAAGCGGTTTGAGGTCGGCTTGCCAAGTGGTCGAGTTTTTACCTACCGGAATATTATGTCCCAATGGACAGACAAGCAGAAGTATGACAAAAGTGGTAAAGCCAGGAAATCGGCTTGGACGGCTAGAGTCGAAAGAGGAGGGCCGCAGATTCCATTCTACGGAGGGAAGCTGTGCGAGAATCTGGTCCAGGCTGTAGCGCGTGACGTTATGGGCGCGGCGGTATTGCGTTTGGAAAAAGCTGGTTGCCCTGTCGTTATGCATATTCACGACGAGGCCGTTTGCGAAGTTGACAATTCAGTTCCGGCTGGTGAGATTGAACGTCTCATGAGCGTCTGTCCTGAATGGTTGGATGGGTGTCCAATAGGTGCGGAAGCGACCGACGCAGTGAGGTACAAGAAATGAACCGCTTTCGTATACCTAATTTACCGTCATCGATTGCCAGCTCAGGCACACCTTGGG